CCGGGCCGTCTCTGGTCCGACCCGCGGTGTGGCGCCTCCACCAGTGACGCAGACAAGGCGGCCGCCCTCCTGGCCTTTCCGCTGGCCCGCCGCGCATGGGAGCTCGGGTACACCGGAGATTTCGACGTCACCTACATTGGCGGGGAGGTTGAGATGACCCTCTCCTACGGGAGTAGCGACCTCACCATCTCCGCAGGCGTCAATGAGGCAGACCGGTTCACCATCACGGAGCACGACCTCTTCGGTCAGGCCGTCGTCATGAGCGACCTTGAGGCGGCCCTCGACTCTACCCAGCTGGCCTACCAGGACCCGGAGGTGGCGTGGCGGGTGCTCTGCGCTGCGACCGACTTCGAGCACGACGACTGGGAGACGCTGGTGGAGCATTTCCACTGGCAGGCCCGATTCGACCACGGCTACAGGTTCACTAAGGTCTCCACCAGTGAGTCCGACAATGTGGCGCTAGTGGAGGACTGGAGCGAGGACTCTCCCGTCCGAGTTATCGACGTCGACACGGTGACTGACGTGACTTACTGGGCGCTGAGCGACGTGGCCGCCGCCGTCCTGCACGCGATCTCCTGACACGTTCAGGTAGCCCGAATGGTTGTAGCGGGGGTTCGATTCCCCCGCCGGGCACGAAACCCACCCACACACATAGGAGTATCACCATGATCGCCACCGAAGATCGACTAGCAGACACACTGGAAACGGCAGTCGAAGACCTCGAGTTCCGCCTAGATATGGCAGGCGTGGACTTTGAGGTCACCACATCCCCGAACACGAACCAGTACATCATCATCCTCGCCAACGGCAAGCGGCACGCCTACGTCACCGCCGAACTCTCATGGGACGGTAACCCTGTGGTGTTCGTAGATATCTACAGTGTGGGCGCTGACGGCGAGGAGTGCTGGGTGCACGGAGATATGGAAATTGATGATGCCGTCCCCTACATCTGTAAGGACCTGCGCGCGATGGCTAGCGAGGCGGACAAGTGAGCACTGTTGCAGGGCGCATGGCCGCCGCATTTCAGAAAGTGACCAGACTTCCGGTCAATCCTCCGGACGACTGGAAGATCGACACTGCCGGATTCATTGTTACTACGTCACGCAAACCGAGCACGCGACGCCACCTATTCAAGGCTGAGCGACTCATCTCTGACAACTCGGGGCGAGTCATGGCGGCGGTCGCGCACACCGAAGACACCAGCGTGAGCGCCATGGTGGCCGCTATGCGTAAGGCGGACCGTGATGCCGTCATCCTCGCTACAGTGTCAGACCACCTCACTGGGGACGGCTGGGAGATTGACCCCATGATCCCCGGCACCGATTCTGGTATCACGGCCTATCGCGCAGGGATTGCCATCATGATCTACGGGGACGGCAAGGTTGTTTGCAGTGACCTCACGGCTGCAATCTACGCGGAGTCGGTGGTTAAGGTCGTGAATGAGGAGATGCCCTAGCTGGCACGGTCACCAACCATGATGATGGTTGGCGCGCCGCCTCACCTAGAGGAATCGCGTAGCAGAAACACGGTACACCGTTGAATAACGCTTGCGCACGTTAGTTGAGAACTACATAGAGATCGAATGGCCGTAGGTGGCAGGCACCGCACGCACGGCGCCGCCTCGCGTAGTCGATACAGTCTGCCCACCTATGAGTCACCTAGACCGCCCTACTGATTTCTATCATCAGAGGTTTGCTGTGATCCATTTTTGGTCTAGGTGGCCCATAGGCGCCCGAAGTGTTCGGGGCCTGGAAAGGAAAGATCATGCCTGAACAGTACGTCACCATTGATGGGGTAAGCGCACCTCTACACTACACCTGGGTCGGCGAGGCCCTGGCTCAGGCGGGCTCCCCCGAGTTCTCAGCCGACCTACAGTCCTGGGACTTGCTGGATGCCGTGTTCCCCGACAATCCCCACCTCTGGAACGCGGGCAAGTACCTACTGCGGTTCGGCCGCAAGGGGGATGCGGGCAAGCGCGTAGAGGACTTACGTAAGGCCATCACCTACCTCGAGCGGGCCATCAATGCGGAGGAACGGCATGCCGGCTGACGTACCCCTCGAGCATCGCCTAGTCACGCACGCGGACATGCGCCGCATGTCGGACGGGGCCACGGTCTATAACGACCTGCACGAGCCATGGGTTAAGCACGGCCCATGGTGGCACCTAGAGGACGGTGACACGCGCCTACTCGGCACAGAACTCAAGCGTCTATCAGCGTGGCTGTACGCGCTCGAGCCATTCACCCCTGCCAGATACATCCGGCAGCACTAACCCCACACACAGAAGGAACACTCACCATGGATCACACCTACGCACCCAACGTTGCGATGCAACTGGCTCACATGTGGCCTCACTGCCGGTCATACGTCACACCTACGCCTACGGGCTACGCCGTCACGTTCGGCTCAGTGGCGGCCGAGCTCACCCCTGACTGGTGGACAGTCCGCAAGCCCGACCAGGCCGATCGGCGCTGGGGGTACGTCGAATGCGATGAGGTAGTCATCGCGGACACGCTCGCTGAGGCGAACGCCCACAACTTCAATGACTCGGTTAAGGGGCGGGTGACAGCATTCGATCGGCGCCTGCGAGTGCGGCGCGTTGGTGACGTGTACAGCATCACCACGGCAGAGTCAGAAACCATCACCATCGTCCCCATTGGTGGCATGATCGCGGTCGCCGCGGGGGGAGTAACCCATGAGGTTGCGACGATGGGGCACGCGATCATGGCCGTTGGGGCGCTGGTCGCTTCAACGAAGTAGGTTCCAGGATAGGGGGCTCCCAAGAGAATAGGGGCCTCCCAGCAGTATAGGGGGCTCCCAAGAGAATAGGGGCCTCCCAAGAAAGGAGCACAGATGGCAGAACAGCTAACAGTCCACCAGGCACTAAGCAAGGTCATGGGGGACGTTCAGGCAGTCAGGAAGGACAGCAAGAACCAGGCACAGAAGTTCCTCTTCCGAGGGATCGACGCCGTACTCAACGCAGTAGGGCCGGCCCTGCGCAAGCACGGAGTGACCATCCTCCCTGAGGATGTTGAGGTACACCGAAGCAATGGGGCCACAGCAAGCGGGAAGCAGACCGCTGAGGTGGTCGTCAAGGTCACCTACCGTGTCTACGGCCCAGCGGGGGACAGTATTCACGGGAAGGTCGCAGCCGAGGCCATGGACTTCGGTGACAAGGCGGTCACCAAGGCGATGAGTGTCGCCTACCGGACCTTCCTGTTGCAGGCGCTCACCATCCCCACAGATGAGCCCGACCCAGATAGTGAGTCCTACGAGAGGGGGGCTCCCAGCGGAACAGGGGCCTCCCAGGAGAACGGGGCCTCCCAGCGGAATACCCCCCTCCCAGCGGAACAGGGGGTTCCCAAGAGAACAGCGGCCGAACAGTGCGGCATGATCCTCGACGGATTCTGCGCCACCCACCAGCTGGACGGCGACAAGGTGCGCGAAGAGTACTTCGCCGCAGGCGGTAAGGCTAACCCTGACATGCTCAGGGCATGGCTGGCACAGAACTACGGGGCTGGAAAGGTCCAGTGAGCAAAGAGAACGCACTCCGCAGGGCGGCCATCGCGGCACACATCGCCAAGGTGGCCTCCCAGGAGAAGAAGAAGGCCCTCAAGGAACTTGAGGAGTACATGGCGCCGGGCGACACATCCAAGCCCAGGATCGACGGCCTCCAGATCGGTACGGTGAGCGTAAGCGCCCCCCAGCCCCGATACCAGGTGGTAGACGAGAAGGCCCTCGTGGCCTGGCTCGAGTGGAACAAGCCCGACGCCGTACATAAGGTGCCCGCCCCCTGGTTCGTGGCTGTCGCCGCCCTTGATGGGTTCATTAAACAGACCGGGGAGGTTCCTGACGGGGTAGAGGTTGTTCAGGGTGACCCACGCATCTCGGTGCGCATCTCCACCCCCCAGGAGGAGGCCATCCGGGACCTTATCTCCACTGGTGACATCAGCCTCCTCGAAATCGAGGGCGGGGATGCCTAGAAAGGGGACTCCCAAGAAAACAGGCCCCTCCCAGGAAACAAGGGAGCTCGTCTACGAGAGGGATGGTTGCCGGTGTGCTCGCTGCGGCAGGCACGCCGGTAACGGCCCCATGAGCATCCAGCACAGGAGGGCCCGAGGCATGGGTGGCACGCGCCAGCCGAACACGAACAGCCCCAGCAACCTCATCCTCCTCTGCGGGGATGGGGTGCGGGGCTGTCATGGGCACATTGAACAGAACAGGGCCGAGGCGCGAAAGGCGGGATATAACATCCCGCAGTTCGTGGCTAACCCTGAAACGATCCCCGTCCAATACTGGGACGGGCGAACCTATCTGCTGAAAGACAACGGAGGAAAAGAATGCTTGAGCTAGAGAAAGTGACCTACACGCGCATATCTCTCGAATGCGACTGGCCGGGGTGTACGAATCGAGTTAACTCAACCCCCGGCCCGCCTGACAAGCGTCGCGAGCGCGCCGACATGTCCACCATATACGACCTCGCCGTCAGGTGGGGTTGGATAATTGATGACGACCCACAGTCGGAGACAATCTGCCCATACCACAACCGGGAGGAGAAGAAATGAATGCGTTCATCAGCCTCTCAGAGAAGGTGTCAAAGGGAGCCGAAGGGGGTGGGGAGAAGCATCTCTACACGATCGGCCGCTGGCACATGGCCCTAGGATGGTTGCGGACACACATCCTAGAGCTCGAAGAGGCGACCGAAGTCGTCGCCATCGAGAACGCTGAGATCGAGATGTTCTACCATTTGCGTGACATTGCTGTGGGTGCGGCAATTATGCTTCGATCTCTGGGTGTTGTTGACCCTGCGGTAGAGTTCAACGCCGAGTATGAGCGGGCCACCATCAAACATCCCAACATGACGTTGGACTGTGACGGCCCCACCGACGAGTTGCGCTTCTACGCCCTGGCCGAGGAGGTGGGGGAGGTTTGCGCCGCCCTCACCTACGACAACAAGGCTGCTACCGGCCATAACTCAGACCTCATCAGCGAGGTCACCCAGGTTGGTGGACTCGCTATCGCCTGGCTCATGCGATTCGACGAGGAGAAGTCATGACCATCCTACTCGCAGCAACCATGCTGATAGCCGTCGCAACACTCGCCTACGCCGTCTACAAGGGTGGTCAGTGCGACGTGCTCGCCATGGAGAATGCTCGCCTTCAAAACTCGGCTCGCCGTTGGAAGACGGCATATGAGAACGTGGCAGCAGAGAACCGGGCCATCACCTGCCTAGGTAGGAGTAATGGCAAGGACTCATAAGAGCGCCAAGGCTGCCGGGGCGCGGTTCGAGAGAGTTGTCGCCGACTACCTCGCTGAGGAGCTGGCTGACGACAGGATCGACCGCGCCCCCAAGGCTGGAGCCAAAGACAGGGGCGACATCGCCAACGTCCGCATGGGCAACCACAAGATCGTCATCGAATGCAAAGACGTGGCCCGCATGGACCTACCGAAGTGGACGCGTGAAGCCCAGGTTGAAGCTGAGAACGCGGGCGCCCTCGTCGGCGTCGTTGTCCACAAGCGTCACGGAGTTGCCAAACCTGACCAGCAATGGTGTACACTCACGCTCGGAGACCTCACCAAGCTCCTGAAAGGACCCCAATGAAAACCATCCCCGGCTACCTCACTAAGAATGAGGCGGCCCACATGCTCGGCATCACCCGCCGAACACTCGACCGACACATCCAGAAGCACAAGGTGCCCACCTTCCGCTTCCTCGGAAACCCAACCATCTACGTCCAAGAGCACGACATCAAGAAGTTCTTCACCCCCATCCGAAAGGCAAACTAACCATGGCATGCGACATCACCGTCGAAGGCAACCTCGGCCAGGACCCCGAGGTCAAGTACACGCAGAGCGGCCAGCAGATCACCGAACTCAGGATCGCCGCCACCGCGTCCCGCAAGACCCAGGACGGCAGCTGGGAGGACGACGGCGACCCCCTGTGGGTAACCGCCTCCTTCTGGGGGGAGCAGCACGGTCACCTCGCCGACACCCTCAAGAAGGGCGACAAGGTGACCATAACCGGCCTCCTCATCCAGCGCGGATGGGATGGCAGCGACGGCCAGCGGCGCACCAGTCTCGAGGGGGAGTC